GTAAACAATTAGTAAACACTCAAAAATCAACGAAAATAAGGCTTTTTTAAGTTATGGCTAGAGAAATCTACTGTAAAGACGTTAAATTTAGCGAGTATTCGTTGTGGCACAGGCGGCAGCATTCAGGCGTAGCCATGTGTGATTTAGATGCTATTGAAATGTGCATTGCCTGTAACGCACCGCTAATACTTAAAGAAACGGTAAAATTTAAAGACCAGGAATTATTCAAAGGTCATTCAATGACGAGACAGTTGGCAATCAAAGCCAATCTTCCGGCATTTATTGTTTGGTACAAATTTATAGGTGAAATGCCAATGTATGTATTGGTAAAGAAAATCGCACCTGATTATAAAAATGGATATTCCTCAGCTCCAGTTAAATATCCTTTTGATCATTGGCTAAAATATTTAGAGACTAAGCAAGCAAAACATTTTGATCATTGTCCGAAGCAATCGCTCTTTATTGAAAAGATTTCCAAAGATCCAATTTTAAAAAATTCAAAAATTTATGCGCCAATTCTATCTCTCAGATCCTGAACTATTTAATATCAAAATAGATGCTTTTGATTTTAAGGTTTATGAATACTATTGCCGGAACTATGATTTAAAACGCCTCAGAGCCTTCGTAAGGATGGTTGACGCAGCAGATCGACTCGGAGTGAAGCTGGATCATATAAAGGAAAGCCTGGACCGTTTAAGCAGAATTAATATTGATTTCAAACCGCTCATCACACACAACAACTTTACTTATTTTGAAATGCCTCGTTATAAACATTTCCTGGAGAGTATCCAGTTTCGAAAGAATTATAGCTACAGAGGTTGGAAACAAGTTCAAAAGAATGTCAAGACAACTCTTAATGGAGTTTATGAATAAGCTAGGATTAAAATTAAAAGAAGAGATAGCAAATGAAATACAAATCATTCACTTGCTAGACGAAGCTGCGTTCACAGAAAGATTTATTTCAAAACCTAAACCGCCTCATGCTCCAAGTATGTACGATCTTATAACGACTTCATACTCTGAAGATGAAGTAGGATATTATAAGAAAGAATTAAAAATGCGTGCTACGCCTCGACAATTAACACGTTGGGATTTTAGCATAGATGTTTTACTTATGATTAAACCAGACATTTCCAAAGATCCAATTTTTGATCGTAAGCTTGTGTGGCTGCGTGCCAACCGGTTTAAGTGGAGTAAGATTGCAAGATTTCTTGGTTCACACAGAACAACACTGAAATTGCGCTATGATAATCTCATACAGAAATTAGCAAAGAAAGTTAAAGATGAAATTAAATTTGACAAATTAAACAGAATTCTTTACTTAATTTGATATTCCTCACAAAGTTGTAATAAAAATATAAAATATAGTTGCTCATCTATCATTGAGCTGTATAATTGTTATAGAGCGAGAGACTCAAAACCGTACAAAAACGGTTTGCAAAGTTTGATTTCTTTTTCTCTTTTTTCTTTAACTTAAAACCGAATATGGCAGCAAGACACAAGTACAGACTGGCGTGCCAGACCATTAATAAGCAGAATAAACTTCCTTGCAAAGCTTCTGGCATTTATTGTAAATCCACCAAATCCGTTAGATGTCGGATTCATGGAGGAGCTTCTTTTGGTCAAAGAACTCTTGCTGGAAAAATCAAAGCTTTCAGGAACTTAAAACAATTTAAAAACAGTAATGACGAAGAAATTAGAACTCACATCACAGGTTTCCAAAGACATTCAGAAAATGCTGATGAACGGCAAGCCTTTGACTCAGATATGTAAGATGGAAGGATCTCCAAGTCTAAGTAAAGTTTATGACTGGATTTCCGAAGATAAAGAGTTTGCCAATCAAATCATGGTTTCCAGGAGGATTGGTTCTCAGACCTATCTGGACCGGATGATAGAAGAATTAGAACAGGCGGATAATAAGAACATCATGGTTGTTCGAGAGAAGCTCCATCATTTTAGGTGGTTGGCAAGTAAATTGCTTGGACAGATATATGGTGAAGAGAAGAGAGTAGCGGTTGATCAGAAGATAGAGATTACCTGGTCGAGTGATGATGATAAGAGTTACGAGAATGATAACAGGATTATTGACGTTACAAACTCCGGTAGTACACACGAAGCAAACAGAGAATAGCACAGGTCATGAGGTTCGAATTGATAATGATTCTCAATTGTAAGAAGTAAAAGATTAAAACTCTTTGGATCACTCATTAAAGATTAAATAAATAAAGACAGTTGACCTAAACAAACGGTTTGGGAATTGATTTGTCAAAAAGCTGGCGGAAAAATATTGATTTTGTGCGAGGTACCATACCCCAAAAAATAGGCTGGAGGTCTTATACGTATATTTATCGGTGCCGTCAACAAACACATGAACGAAGTCATTGATCATATATTAGAAATTATAGAACGGTTAAGCTCCAGGTTAAGCACGTGGTCCTGGAATAAAAGATGGATTAACAGAGATAAAGGCTATGGATATAAGAAGTAAATTTAAAGACATCGAGGCTGTCTCTATGGGATCACACGAAAGCTTGGTACTCAGCTTTCACGGCTTCCAGGATAGAGAAGAAGTAAAAGAATTTGCTGATTTTATTTTTTCAAAGTTAAAGATGAATTATCAATCTTTAGAAAAGCCACCGACGATTCATTAATGAAAAATAAGTTTCATAATGGAAGCAAAACAGATGGAAAACATTATTGGCTTACTCCTCCAGAATTATATGAAAGTTTAAATAATGAATTTAAGTTTGATTTTGATCCTTGTCCATTTCCTTTGCCAGACGGATTTGACGGTTTAACTTGTAATTGGAAAAATTCTAATTATGTCAATCCGCCTTTTGGATCAATTATTCATCAAGGTAAAAAAAAAGGTCCGACAGCTTGGGTAAGAAAAGCTATAGAAGAAAATAAAAAAGGAAAGCAAGTTATTTTTCTTTATCCTTTAGATAAGTGGATCCTTATGCTTTTGGAAAATGGAGCTGAAGTTAGAAATCTTGGCAATATAAAATGGTTATCTACAGAGGATAAATTACCTACTAAAATAGGAACCGGTCGGCATATAGCTTGTTTTGTTTTAAGAAATGAAAATTAAAATTCCATATACACCGAGACTACAACAAGCTTATTTACATAAAAGTTTGCAAAGTTATAGATACGCATTATTGCTTTGCCACAGGCGGTTTGGCAAAACAACAATGTGTCTTAATGAATTAATTAGACGCTGTTTGACCTGTAAGGATCACAATCCGAGATACAGTTTTATAAGTCCAACCTATAAACAAAGCAAAAGTATAGCTTGGGATTTTTTGAAATTTTACGCTGGGAAAATTCCTGGTACTAAATTTAATGAAACAGAATTAAGAGCCGACTTTGTAAATGGTGGAAGGATTACATTACTTGGTGCAGAATCTTTTGATAATCTTCGTGGTAATTATTACAACGGCGTAATCATAGACGAAATGAGTCAGATACCAGCTTCTTTAATAGAAGAGGTTTTAACTCCAGCCTTATCGGATAGAAAAGGTTTTATGTATCTGATTGGTACTCCACAAGGTATGCAATCAACTTTCTATAATTATTATCTTAAAGCAAAAGGCGATAAGAAATGGTTTAGCTATACGGCTAAGGCTTCTGAGACAAAAATCGTGGACCAGGAAGAACTTGATCAGGCTTTGCAAATGATGGGAAAAGCCAAGTACGATCAGGAATTTAACTGTTCGTGGGTTGGCGATTATCCAGGTTCTATCTTTGGAAAAGAAATAGAGGATTTGGATGACAAAAAACAATTAACCAGTGTTCCGCATGACCGTTCTTTGTTAACGCATACGGCTTGGGATATTGGATACAACGATGATACGGCAATTATTTTTTTTCAGGAAGTTGGTCATCAAATAAATATTATTGATTGCTTTGCAGATCGAAACAAGCCATTTCCTTTCTATGCCGAGATTTTAAAAGATAAGGAATATTTTTATGGAAATCATTTTGCGCCGTTTGACATAGAGGTTAGCGAGTACAGCTCAGGTCGAACCAGGCGTGAGGTAGCTTACGAACACGGCATTAGGTTTCGTGTAGCTCCAAGAACTATAAAAGAGGATGCCATCCACGCATTAAAGATGATTTTGAATCGATGTTTTTTTGACGTGGATAAATGTAAACCGTTGATTGATGCTTTAAGGCATTATCACCGCAAATATTCTGAGAAAGACAGAATTTTTAAAACAAAGCCTGTGCATGATTGGTCAAGTCATTTTGCAGATTCAGCAATGATTTTAGCCACAGGATTTCAAGAACAAAGGTTAACAAATATGAATAGACAAAGAACAGCGATAAGCGAGGTTAAATTAATATGAGGAAAACAAAATGTCGTTCCTGATGCCAAAAATGCCAGAGATGCCGGCAATGGTTATGCCAGAAGTTAAAGATGTTCCCAACTATGATGATGAAGAAAGAAAGAAAACTGAAAGAGCAGAGTTGGAAGCAAGCGAAAGAAAACGTAAAGGCAGACGTAGCACTATTTTAACGGGTACAGGTTTAACAGAAGATCCTGAATTACATCAAAAAACATTATTAGGAAATTAATATGGGTGGATATGTACAAAAATTAACAGGTCAAAGTTATGATCCTCCTCAACAGGCTCAAAGACAGGCGGTTAGAGAGGAACCTAAAGGACCGACAAGAGCTGAAATGGATCAGAGCAGAAGAATTGATGTGGCGAGAAGAGGTCGTAGAGCCACTCTATTAACTAGCAAAAAAAATGTGGATCAAGATCTTACGCTCGGAACTAAAACTTTATTAGGATAATTTTAATGGAAAATAAAAAGCTTGCTCAAGAATTGAAAGCTAATTTATCTCGGTTAATTGAAAAAAGAAAAACGTGGGAATCACATTGGCAAGAATGTGCGGATTTATTTTTACCACGAAGAGCGGAT